ACTATCCCAAAATGTCGTTCGCGTTTACTGTCGCAGAAGATGGCGACGTATACGACCCCAAGACCCACACCCGGACCATTAAGCAGATTGCGAAGGTGTTTGACGTCTCACCTGTCAGCTTTCCTGCGAATCCGGGCACGGAGCTTTCTGTATCAACCCGGTCTTACTTCGACGGAGTGATCGAAGCAGAGCGAGCGGAGCGACTCGCAAGGGAAGAGCGTGAAAGACAGATCCAGAGAATCAAGATTTTAACGGAGGTCTAATCATGGACATTAAAACAATGACAGCTGAGGAGCTGCTCGAGAGACGTGCTGCGATCGCAACGGAAGTCGAAGCTCCGGAGGCAGACCTGACCGCGCTTGAAGAAGAGGTTCGTGCAATCAATGCCGAGCTGGAAGAGCGCAAAGCCGCCGAAGCACAGAAGGAAGAGGTCCGCAAGGCCGTAGCCGATGGTGCAGGCGAAGTCATGAAGAAATTCAACAACAATGAGGAGAGAAAAATGGATAAGAAAGAAGAAAGAGCCCAGCTCATGGACGCCCTTGCAGAGTACATCAAGGGTAATGCTACAGTAGAGCAGAGAGCACTGCTTACAACCGGTGTATCCGGCGGAACCGTTAAGGTTTCCAATATCGTTGACGACTTCATCTGGACTGACTGGGACAAGTCCCCGATCCTGTCCAGAATCCGCAAGGTTTATGTGAAGGGCAATTATTCCGTAGGATATGAGGCATCCGCCACTGGTGCTGTAAAGCACACCGAGGGCGACATGGAGAACCCTGCAGAGGAAGTTCTGACACTCGGCTACATCAACTTCATCGAGCAGTATTACAAGAAGTGGATCACTGTTTCCGACACTGTCCTTGCGCTTAAGGGTGAGGCGTTCATGGATTACCTCATGGACGAGTTCGGGCACCAGCTTGCAATCGCACTTGAGAACGCTGTAGTTGCAGAGATTGCAGCTTCCACCCTGGCCGCAAAGGTTACTAACCCGATCGACAACACTGCAGCTATGGCAGGCTTCGCAGCTCTGTCTGATGAGGCTGTAAACCCTGTGGTCATCATCAGCAAGGCAACCTATGCTGCAATCATGAACGAGAGAGCCACCACAGGCGGCAAGATTGAGGATCCGTTCAACGGTATGGAAGTTCTGTTCAACCGCAATGTTACCGGCATGCTTGTTGGCGACCTTGACGGTGTAGTTGCAAACTTCCCTGACGGCGAGGACTTTAAGTTCATCATTGATGACAAGAGCCTTGCAGAGCATGACATGGTCAAGATCGTAGGCAAGATTCTTGGCGACATCCATCTTGTTCGTCCGAACGGCTTTGCAGTCGTTACGGCTGCTTGATGATGAGGGTCAAAGTGCTCCGTGACGCTACTCTGACGGTTAAGGCGGGCCAGATCATCGACATTATCGGTGAGGGGCCCGCCCTCAACCTTGGCATGGTAGTGCCGGCGGAAGAGGAAGCCCCGGCAGAAAAGGCTAAAGAAGTAAAAGAAGCGCCTAAGAAGCCGGCAAAGAAGAAGTAAAGAAGGAGTAAACGATGCTCGAATTGGTAAAACTTGCGCTGCGGATCACCACAGACGCTTTTGATTCTGAACTGAATATGCTGATCGAAGCGGCGCAGACGGATCTGGGCATCGCCGGCGTGATCGTTCCGGAAGAAGTGGATCCAATCTGCAAGCGCGCAGTGATCACTTACTGTAAGCTGCACTTCGGAGAGCCGGACGACTACGACCGCCTCAAAGCATCTTATGACGAGCAGAAGGCACAGCTGAGCATGGCAACCGGCTATACAGATTGGACGGTGACACATGGACAGATCTGAAGTATTGACCCTGATCGGAACGACCAGGACGCAAGATGAATATGGAATCTGGCACGAAGCGCCCACGCGGCGAGATGTTTTTTGCCAGGTCAATTCCGTCACGCGGTCTGAGTTCTTCGAGGCGGGCAGGAATGGTCTGAACCCGGAGTTTATGTTCAGTATGTTTGCTGGAGACTATGAAGGCGAGCGGACCTGCGAGTACAAGGGCAACCCGTACAGCATCTACCGCACGTATCATGGCCGCAATGACACGCTTGAGCTCTACGCTGAACGGAAGGGCGGGACCAATGGCTAAGACACCGCTGGAGCGATTCTCCGACGACATTGCGGGGATCCTGGAGGAATACGCTGACGACGTGCAGGGGAACCTTGAGGACATCGTGAAGGAAGTCGGGAAGAAGGGCGCGAAGGCAGTCAAGGCGCAGGCGCAGACAGCAGTGGACGGCAAGAAGTATGCCGGCGGCTGGACGTCGAAGGTCGAAGTCACACGCCTCGGCGTCAGTGCAACGATCTACAACAAGTCGCAGCCCGGTCTGGCCCACCTGCTGGAGCATGGACACGTGAGCCGCAACGGCACCGGCCGCACTTTTGATCCGGTACCTGGTCGGGAACACATCGCACCAGTAGAAAAGCAGCTGGTGGAAGAGTTCGAGAGGAAACTGGAGGAAATTTTATGACCTATCCGCAGATCGCGCAGATGATCGAGAGCCTCGGCCTGCCGTTCGCCTACTACCAGTTCCCGGATGACACCGAGCTGGCCCCGCCTTTCATCTGCTTTTTGTATGACTATGACTACACCTATGCCGATGACAGCAACTACGCCCAGAGCGTGGTCCTGATCATCGAGCTGTACACAGACACAAAGGACGTCCGCCTGGAGTTCGATGTGGAAACAATGCTGAAGAACTACGGCCTCTCATGGTCTAAGGATTCGGTCTACATCGACTCGGAGCGGATGTGGCAAACAACCTATCGCATGGAGGTATTTATCAATGGCTAATAAAGTCAAGTACGGGCTGAAGAACGTGTACTACGCGAAGGCCACCATCGACCCCGCGACCAATACGGCGACCTATGAAACACCGGTCGCCTGGCCGGGTGCTGTGAACCTGTCGCTGGATCCGGAAGGCGAGATAACCAGATTCCGCGCTGACAATATCGACTACTGGGTAGGCCAGTCCAATAACGGCTACAGCGGCGACTTCGAGAGCGCTCTGGTGCCGGACAGCTTCCGGACTGACATCCTGGGCGACTATGAGGACAACGCCGGCGTGCTGGTCGAGGATGCCGGTGCCAAGACGGTTCCGTTCGCTCTGCTTTTCCAGTTTGAAGGCGATGACAAGAACACGCGCCATGTGCTTTACAACTGCACAGCAGCGCGGCCGACGCTTGAAGGCGCCACTACTGAGGAGGAGACCGAGCCGCAGACTGAGACTCTCGAGATCACGGCAGTCGCGATCCATCTCGCAGCGATTGACAAGGACGCTGTAAAGGCCAGATGCCTGGAAGGCCAGACGCCCTATGCGACCTGGACAGAGGCAGTTTATCAGCCGGTCAAGAAGGCTGGCACCTAAAGGGAAAAAGGAGGGCTTGAAGCATGTATAAGGAAATTAAGGTTGGTATCAAAACGATTCCGATGGAGGCAAACGGCGCGACACCGATCCGCTACAAGATGCTCTTCAGGAAGGACCTTCTTTCTGAGTTCCAGGGCGCTGAGGCGGATTCTACACGCGTCTCTGACATGATCCCGGAGCTGGCCTATATCATGGCCATGCAGGCAGCAAAAGAGCGCCTGGCGGACAAGACCATGGAGGACTACATCGAGTGGCTTGAGCAGTTCGCGCCGCTTGATCTGCTGAACGCGGGCGGAGAGATTGCCAGTCTTTATATTTCGAACATGCAGGAAAGCTCCACACCTAAAAAAAAATGAGACCAACCGAGCGGCAGATGAACACTGCCGTTTATTTTCTGCGCTGTCTCCAGATCGGGCTTCACATGTCTGACCTGGAGCAGCTCTCGGTTGGTTTCGTATTCGACGTTTTAACAGAGGCCGGGAACGACTCGGCTAAATACAGAGAGCTCGCAACACAGCGAGACTTCGACCGTTTTTAAGAGGTGACTCATGGCAGGCGGACGTATTAAGGGAATCACAATAGAGATAAACGGCGATACCAAGGGCCTGCAGGATTCGCTCAAGAAAGTCGACTCTGCACTGAAAACTACGCAGAGCAATCTCCGGGACATCAATAAGCTTTTGAAGCTGGACCCTACGAACACGGAGCTGCTGACCCAGAAGCAGAAAAACCTGCAGGATGCAGTCAGCGGCACGAAGGACCGGCTCCAGCAGCTGAAGGACGCGCAGGGCTCTGTCGCTGAAGGCACGGCCGAGTGGGACGGTCTCCAGCGTGAGATCATCGCCACAGAGCAGGAGCTGAAGAACGCGCAGGAAGAGCTGCGGAAGTTCGGAACCGTCGGCGCCCAGCAGCTTCAGGCAGTTGGCGCTAAGATGCAGGAGGTCGGCGGCAAGATCAGCAGCATCGGATCCACACTGACCAAGAGTGTGACCGGCCCGATCGTAGCGGCAGGCGCGGCTTCCATGGCTGCGTGGAAGGAAGTCGACGACGCGATGGACACCATCGTGAAAAAGACCGGCGCTTCCGGTAAGGCTCTGGAGGAGATGCAGGGCATCACCGAGAATCTGGCCACGAAGATTCCGACGGACTTCGACACTGCGGCGACAGCTGTCGGCGAGGTGAACACGCGCTTCGGCCTCATGGGCGACAAGCTGGAGGAAGTCTCCGGAAAGTTCATCAAGTTTGCAGAACTGAACGGTACGGACGTCAACAGCTCGATCGACCAGGTGCAGGCCACCATGGCCGCGTGGGGCATCACGGCAGAGAACACCGGCACCGTGCTGGACCTGCTGAACAAGGTCGGACAGGACACCGGCACGGATGTGCTGCAGCTTTCGTCTATCCTGCAGGACAACCAGGTCATCTTCCACGACATGGGGCTGTCGATTACAGACGCGGCCAACTTCCTCGGCAACCTGGACAAAAACGGTGTGGACGCATCCGCGACCATGACCGGCCTGAAGAAGGCGCTACAGAACGCGGCAAAGGAAGGCAAGCCGCTGGATCAGGCTCTTGCGGAGCTTGAGGGGACGCTGAAAAGCGGCAAGACCAACACGGAAGCATACCAGCAGGCCATGGAGCTCTTCGGCGCTAAAGCCGGCCCAGCAATCGCTCATGCGGTGCAGCAGGGCAATCTGAGCTTCCAAGACCTGCAGGGCACGCTGAACGATTTCGCCGGCAGTGTGGAGACGTCCTTCAGCGCGACGCTTGACCCGGCGGATCAGCTGACCACTACGATGAACCAGCTGAAGCTGGCAGGCGCGGATCTGGGTACAGCAATCCAGACAGCAGCGCTTCCGGTTATCCAGCAGTTCTCCACACTGATCACAACGTTGACGGAGAAGTTCAGAGCACTGACACCTGAGCAGCAGCAGATGATTGTGAAGATCGCGGCCATCGCGGCAGCCATCGGTCCGGTCCTTATGATCATCGGCGGTCTGGTTTCTGCGGTCGGAACGATTATTTCCGTCATCGGCGCGGCTATCCCGATCGTGACGGCGGTCGGCGGGGCTGTGGGTGGAGCTGTGGCTGCAGTCGCGGCGGCTCTGGGTCCGATCGGTCTGGTGATCGCGGCGGTCGCTGCAGTGATAGCGATCATCGTCGCGCTGTGGAATAACTGCGAAGGCTTCAGGAACGCGGTCATCGCGATCTGGGAAGCGATCAAGCAGGCATTCATGACGGCGATCACGGCGATCGGCACCTTCCTGCAGACACTGTGGACAAACATCCAGACGGTCTGGAACAACATACTGATTTTCATTCAGACGGTGTGGACGAATATCCAGCTCACGATCCAGACAGCGATCACGACGATCCAGACCTTCATCACAACGATCTGGACGGCGATCAAGGAGTTTTTCACTGTAACGCTCACGGAGATCTGGAACAAGATTGTCGAGACCTTCGAGAACATTTACAACACGATCTCCGAAAAGATAACCGCCGCAAAGGAGTTCATCATAAACGGGCTGACCGAGGCCGCGGACTTCATCAAGTCACTGCCGGCGCAGGCGTTTGAGTGGGGCAAGGACCTGATCCAGAAACTGATCGACGGTATCAGCAGCATGATCGGATCACTGAAGAATAAAGCGGCAGAGGTCGCGAGCGCCATCTCGCTGCCGATCCACTTCTCTGAGCCTAAGATCGGTCCGCTGGCCAAGACGCATGAATTTATGCCCGACATGGTGAACATGCTGATCAAAGGCATTGACGCGGGCCTGCCGAGACTGCAGCAGGCGGCTGGCCGGATGGCGAGCGCGCTGGTGCCTCAGACACCGGCGGCCGGTGCGGGCATAACGACCAACAACGCAGTCACGGTGAATGTATACGGAGCACCGGGGCAGGATGTGAACGCTCTGGCCAGAGCTGTCGAGCAGCGGATCTCCAACGGGATCCTGCGGAGAGGGGCGGCATACGCATGATCAATCATTTTATCTTCGGAGGCAGGTCCTCCATTGAATTTGGAATTGCCATCTCCGGAGAGGCAACGTACAGCAAGCCGCTCCGGAGGTCGCAGCAGATCACGATTCCGGGTCGGTCCGGCGCTCTGGTAATGGACGAGGGTGCCTTCGACAATGTGGAAGTGAAATATCCTGCGCTGATAAAGGACGACTTCCCGGCGCGCTGGGACGCGTTCATGAACTACGCGGCAGCGCTCTCGGGTTACCAGCGCCTGGAAGACACCTATCACCCGTATGTCTTCCGGAAGGCACAGCTGAACACAGCGGCAACGCCTACCACCGCCGGATACGGCAACCGCTCCGGCCTGTTCGATGTGGTCTTCAGCTGCAAGCCGCAGAAGTGGCTCAAGAGCGGAGAGCAGCCGATCATCTACACCGGCACCGGTGCGATCTATAACCGCACTGAGTTTGGAGCGGCTCCGCTGCTGACGGTATACGCAGCCGGCACTGTGAAAGTCGGCGGCTCTGACATCGTGATCACATCTGTCGACGGATTTGTCACGATCGACTGCGAGACCATGGACGCATACAAGGGATCGGCGAATTGTAACAGCGCGGTCAGCTTCTCCACGGACAAGGTGGAGATTCCGCCAGGAGAAAGTCAGATCGTCGTAGACGGCATGACGCGCGTCGATGTAATTCCGAGGTGGTACATCATATGATTCCTGTTTTATATGAAGCAACTGAAACGGCCTTTACGACGAACGGCCTCGGAAGGCTGGCCGACTGCATCAGCTGCTCCGTCACAGAAGAGCGCAACGGCATCTACGAGCTGGAAGCGGTTTATCCGATCACTGGCCTGCACTACGCAGACATTACTGAGGGACGGATAATCCTCGCGCAGCCATTCGACGGAGGACTCGCTCAGCCCTTCGTGATCTACAAGATAACCAAGCCGCTTTCCGGTCAGATCACGATCAACGCAGAGCACATCTCATACCGGCTGAACGACATCATCGTGCTGCCTTTCCACGCGGGGAGCCTGGCACAGGTCCTGCTGGACATCAAGCAGAACTCAGCCACAACGAACCCGTTTAACTTCACGACGGACATCAGCTCCGTGGTGGAATATGACAATCTGATCCCGACAGCAGCCAGGGCAATCCTCGGCGGCCAGCGGGGATCCATCCTGGACGTTTACGGCGGGTACGATTACGAGTTCAACCGCTTCGATGTGATCCTGCGCAGCCGGCGCGGTGCAGACAACGGAGTCACGCTCCGTTACGGGAAGAACCTGATCGACCTGAACGACGCAGTTGACATGACCGGCGTATACAACGGAATCGTCCCGTACTGGGTGGATGACGAAGAAGTCGCGCACACGCTTCCGGAAGTAGTGGTCATGGGGAGCGTCGCAGGGGACCGGATCAGAGCCGTTGACCTCTCGGGCGAGTTTACCGACGAGGATCCAACGGAGGCACAGCTTCGCGCAGCTGCGCAGGACTATCTGGCACAGAGCCAGGGCTGGCTTCCGAATAACAACCTGACGGTTTCTTTCGTGGCGCTGTGGAACACAGACGAGTACAAGGAGATCGCGCCGCTTGAGCGCGTCCACATGGGAGACACAGTCCGCGTGGTCTACAACAAGCTCGGCGTGGACTCCAGCATGCGAGTGATCCGGACGGTATACGACACCCTGCTGGAGCGATACGAGGAGATCACGCTCGGAGAT